ACAGTTTACACATGGCGCAATCGAAACAGTCTTCCGGGGGACAAAGATGTGACTCTCGTGAAGGAAGCGAAGCGCCGTAAGTTGAAGTTGACCTACGAAATGCTTGCCACCATCCGAGCGGTGGAGAGCATGTCGTGACAATGTTCTGTGGGAATAAATATGTATTCGAGTTGAATACATTTCAAGGCGTAGGGGGGTAGGAAAATGTTTTTCTCACTCAATCGCCATGATGGCTTATCCCAAAAATATGTAAAAGAAACCGGGAACGAAAGTGATGGCCGCCCATCCCAAAGATGCGGAAACATAGAAATTCTCGTCCCAAGCATGGTCGCTACTTTTTCTTTTGAAATCAAAGACCAGAAGCAAAGCGGATATTGCTCCATAGCAAGCAAAAACCTCTGTCAGTCTATCCCACATACGGATTCTCCTTTTCCAACGCTCACAATGATGCGGGCCGTCCGTTCATTTAGCAACACATTCTCAGGCGGGCCGCATCTCCATTCGGCCGAAGACACCAATGGGGGCGGGTGCGCCTGTGAAGCCCCCACACTACCTCCCTGTTAACTTCGGCGCGGCTTTCGGGTCGCGCCTTTTTTTTGAAAGGAAACCCTGATGGGCGAGAAAACCGAAGGGCAACGAGTCCGAGAGGCCTTTGATGGACCGCAACTTGAGCATGATCAGATGATCAATCAATTTGCAGATCGCAGCGCAGAAGAGTATGCCCGCGCCTCGGATTCCAGTGAAAGTTCTGCAAAAACAACTGAATTCCTGAATGAAACGGGAATGAACAGCCAAGCGTTTAGCTGGCTCAAAGCTATCTACAAAAAACTTCCGAAAAAAGATGGTCAGTCTAAGGCAATGGACGTGATCCGCTCATTGGAAGCTGGCCTGCCTCTGCTCAAAAACCACGTTCAGGGGCAGAGCACCTTGGAAATGAACCTGGACGGGCCAGATGATGCAGAAACCAAACCCGTCGATGAACAGGAACCGGCTGGTGAAGGTCAGGAAGCGCCTGATGCAGAACTTTCCGAAGATGAACCACCATCGGATGATTTCGATGATCAGGCGGATAGCGTCTATGATGAACAAAATGTTGTCACCCCAATCGACTTTGGCGGGGCGACTGCATGAAAATCCTCGCATTGGATATTGCGACTAATACGGGTGTGTGCGTCGGGGAGTCCGGCGCCACACCTAAGTCTTGGTCCGTGAATTTGGGTGAGGGGCGCAGTCAAGACGCGCGGTTTTCCGAAGTTCTTAGATTAACCCAAGGGCTTATCCAGACCCACAACCCTGATTTTATCGCCGTTGAGGCTGCTATCGGTGGTCCAAAGGCGTCACACTACTTGATTGGCCTTGTTGCCTGTGTGCGGGGCTGTGCGGCCAACAGAGGCGTGAATTGCGAAGGGATGCACCTTGGCTCAATCCGCAAACACTTCCTTGGCAAGTCTTACACAACAAAACACTTCCCGCATCTAAAGACCGCGGACGCCAAGAAGGCGATCAAAGGGCTTGTCATGGATCGGTGCCGCCTCCTTGGCTGGCACGTTGAGGATGACGACGCAGCCGATGCGGCTGCCCTGTGGGATTACACATGCGCCACTAAAGTTCGAAAGTTTCAAGCGGTGCCAACCGGAGGGTTATTCAATGAATAAAGCACAAAAGAATACGATGTGGTCCAGGAAGGTCAGAACGCTGTTGAAGGACGGATACGGTGTTGATGACATTTCAATAATGACAAAAACAGACATTGAGGAAGTGCGCCTTGAAGTCAAAATTCTGCGCGAAACAGGACAGATCAAAGGCATTGTAAGAGGGCAGAAAAATGAGCAATGAAGTCTCTGTTCTTGTCCAGAAGCGTGTCGCCGGTTCAGCAACAAAAAAGAGCGTCCTGGTCTATCTGGCGGATCGGGCAAGTGATGACGGATCTGGGATATGGACAAGTAAGGCCCACATTGCAGCCGACACCGAACTGTCAAAGCGGTCAGTCCAAAATGTTATGAATGATTTTGAGGCGTCCGGGCTCATTATAAAGACCGGGAAAAAGAAGTGTCAGAACGGTTACACATTCGAATATTCGATCAATTTGGACGTAGCAAAATCACTTCCTGAAACCCGGAAATCGACGGGTGCAGGAGATTCACCCGTGCACCACGTTCACCTGACGGGTGCAGGAGATTCACCCCAAGACGTGCACCACGTTCACCCAAACCTTCCTTTAACCATCCATGAACCATCCAACGCGCAAGAATGCGCGGATGATCTTTTTCATAAGCAATCAAATTCAGAAGTAACCGATAGCTTCAAAGAATTTTGGGATATGTATCCAAAGAACTCCAGGAAGGCTAACCGCAAGGGTTGCGGTGTGAAGTTCGCACAAATCATTTCTGGAAAGTGTAAAACCGTTGACCAAGCAGACGCTGAGACAATCATTGCCGGGTTGAAAGCATTCATAGAGACAAGGCCAGACCTGCAATACGTTCCAGCGCCTATGGCGTGGCTAAATCAAGCAAAATGGGAAGCGTTTACCGGGCCTGGTGGCGGGCCTGACAATGGTGGCGAACCAAAGCCCCTGTCCTATGCCCAGCGTGTCCTCAGAGACTTCAATGGTGGCTCGGCATGATCGGGATGACGTTGTGTTCAGGTATCGGTGCGCCGGAAGTGGCCGCGCCGTGGGTTGATTGGCGATTTGCGAGCGAAATTGAGGCATTCCCCCGAGCCGTGTTGCAGTCGCGTTTTGGATACAAGTCGCCAGACGATCACAATCAGGGAGATCCGCTTTTGTGGGGCGACATGACGGAAGTGACACCAGACCTTTTGCGAGCCCGGGGGATACCTCTGCCTGACCTGCTGGTCGCCGGCACGCCCTGCCAGGCCTTTTCAATCGCGGGACTGCGCAAGGGCGTAGAGGATGCACGCGGGAGCCTGACACTCAAATTCGTGGAGACATGTCATGCAATCGTCGATGCTAGACCAGATGGAAAACTCGCAGTCGTCTGGGAGAACGTCCCAGGAGTCCTGTCAGACAAGGGCAACGCCTTCGGGTGCTTCTTGGGAGGACTTGTCGGCGCAGTGGATCCCGTCCTACCAAGCCCAAAGCCACGAGAGGGAAAATCCACAGACTTTTGGAAGTGGCACAAAGGCGGAAAATCCGAAGTCCTCGATGAAGACGGAGAGCCCACAGGCAAATTCGAAATCTTGGAGCCACACCACAGGCCTAAATGGCCCCGTGAAGGTATGGTGCAGGGGCCAAGGGCACGGGCTGCATGGTCCGTTCTTGACGCTAAGTGGTTCGGAGTGGCGCAGCGGCGGCGTCGCGTGTTCGTTGTCATCGACTTTGGAGGTGCAGTCGATCCCGCGCAAATACTTCTTGAGCCAGACCGCCTGCGCGGGGATTCTCCGCCGTGCAGAAAAACGGGGGAAGGTGTTGCCGGAACTCTTAATGCGCGCACTAATGGCGGCGGCGGGCTAGGAACAGATTTTGAGCTTAGCGGCGGGCTGCAAGTATCGAACAGCGGAGACACCAGCTTCTGTCTTGCAGCGTCAGCGCAGCAAAGTCTTGATGCTGAAACCGAGACTCTCATAGCAACATGCGCAACCGGGGATATTACACAGGTCCGCAGATTGATGCCTGTTGAATGTGCGCGCCTTCAAGGCTTCTCGGACGATCACACGGAAATTGAGTATCGCGGCAAGCCTGCCGCCGATGGCCCGCAATACAAGGCCTATGGAAATTCAATGGCCGTGCCAGTGATGAAATGGATTTTGGACAGAGTGAAGGAGCAAACCAATGCTTGAAGGAAATGACGATTGGAAGGGTGAGCATTTCATTGTGGCTCCGCGAGAGGAAGGCAGAGAGGTTTTGTCAAAATCAGAACAATTCAGATTGATTGACCTGCGTAGAGAGAACGTGAAAACCCACGCAAAAAGGGGATGCACAGTTTCAGAAATTGTCAGGTCTTTGAACATATCCCAGAATGTTGTCCGGGCTGATTTGAAACTTTTAGGAATGACTGCCGCGCCCCCAAAGAGGCAGAACGGAGAGGTGATTTTAAGGCGCAGGAAGAGAGTCGCGGAATTATTGGACAGCGGCATGACAAGACACCAAATAGCCCATACTCTCGGCGTTGGATATAACACCATTAGCGGTGATGTTCGCGCTTTGCGGAAAAAGCAGAAGGACAAATAGGAATGAATGATTTGGTATCTCCGCATAACATCGAACTGGAACAACAAATTCTTGGGGCGGTTCTATCAAACAACGATCGCTATCATAGTGTCGGCGCTATGCTTCGAGCTGATCATTTTTTTGATCCGGTGCATGGCAAGATATGGCGGCACATTGCGTCACGGATCAGCAAGGACCATCTTGCAAGCCCCGTCACTCTCAAGTCAGAAATAGAAGATGATCTGAAAGAGTTGGGGGGCGCAAAGTATCTTACAAACCTTGTTGGATACTCTATTTCTGGTGATGCAATCGTTGATTACTCTCAGGAACTGATAGAGTTGTCTGAGCGGCGAAGAATACTTGATGCGGCAAGGGACGTGATTGGCGGCATTGCTGATGGCGGCAATAGTCAGGATGCAATATCGGCTCTTGAGATTGCGGCCATGAATGCGCAAGAAAATTCAGCACAACCACGTTCAATGTCCCTGTTGAAGGCCCATATGCGGTCACTAGAGGCAATGTCAGAGGCTCAGGCAACCGGGCATTCCGGCATATCATCCGGGTTGAAGGATCTGGACGATCTCCTGCTTTTAAAGCCGAAACGCTCCACGTTGATTGCCGGGGCTACTTCGATGGGCAAAACCACGCTCGCAACCTGGCTTGCGTATTCAGCGGCAAAACAGGGATATGGGGTCGGGTTTGTATCCCTTGAAATGGGAGAAGAAGATTTAGCTAACAGAATCAATTCGATAGATAGCCGGGTTCCATATCAGATGATGGACCGGCCCATGTCTGAAACCATGTTCAATAAAGTAGCAGAGGCCGCTCAGGGCCAGCAAAGCCTGTCAATTGAAATCATGTCTGATCGGGTCCGAGACATTCCAGCCATCCTTTCAGAGGCAAAGAGACTGAGGGCCAGATGGAAGCCCAACGGAAACTTTCACGGGCTCGGGCTTTTGATTATTGACTATATCCAGCTTGTGCGCGGCAAGGGAAATTCGTTTGAGGTTCTTTCGCAGGTATCAAGGGATAGCAAGTCGATTGCAAAGATGCTGAACCTTCCCGTAGTGGCGCTGGCGCAGATTTCCCGCGACATGTCAAAGAGGGATAGCAAGGTTCCGCATTTGGGGGATTTGCGGGGTTCCGGCGATCTTGAAAATGACGCTGACAACGTAATTTTCACCCATAGGCCGGGGTATTTCCTGGAGCGGATGGAAGCCCCCTCCGACGCAAGCGAGAGAGCCGATTGGGAAGCCGCAATATCGGCCTGCAAGGGCACAATGGATATTATCGTCGGTAAGCAGAGGATGGGCCCCTTGGGGTCCGTCAGGGTCGGTTGCGACATGGGAACTAATCGGTTCTGGGATTTTGCCAAACAAGAGGAAGTTGATTTCTGATGGAAGTGATTTCTGAGGCCATACGAATTAAGGCTCGCTTGATGGATTGCATAGATCAAGCACAGGTCGAGCAGGTAGCAAACGAAGAACGAGAAACCGTTGTGTCAATGTCCTCCCATTGCTCAGACGGGAAAACAATGGCTATCCACATTTCCAACCTAAAGGCCTGGAAGTTGAGCGATCTGGCGGGCCTTCATAAACGGGGAAAGAGTGCATAATGGTGGCCTATACATCATTCAATCAAATACCGTTGTTTCGTTATGGTTTTATCATGGCCGACTATCCTTGGGAGTTTCAAAACTGGTCTGAGAAGGGCGATGGGCGCAGCCCTTCACAGCACTATGATGTAATGTCGGTTCGTGATCTGTATGAAATACCAATCGGTAATTTTTGCGCCCCAAATGCGATCATTTGGTTTTGGACAACAGGCCCCTTCGTCCCAGATGCGATTAAAATCCTCGAATACAGCGGGCTTAGATATGTGACGATGGGATATTGGGGGAAGGTCCAGAAAAAGGATGCAACCAAGCCCAAAATGGGCGGGGGGCATGTCCTCAGAGAATGTGGGGAACCCTTCATAATTGCCAAGGTTGGCAAACCTGCCTTCACTGATAAGGCTATTGAAGGGTTAATTCTTGACCCACGGCGCGAGTCCGGGCGCAAACCTGAGAGGGCTTATGAGTTTGCCGAACGTATGGCGCCTAAGAACTCTCCGCGGCTTGACCTCTTCTCTAGGCAAGAGCGGTCTGGTTGGGATTGCTTTGGGAATGAGACAGACAAATTTGGAGCGGTTGCCTGATGGACTTGAAGTTTCTCAAAGAGGTTCAGAGCCTCGGATGGCACATAAACGGCGTTCTTGGTGACGAAGTGAGGGTTTCTTGCCCCGCTGTCGGTTGCGGGATGAAAGCCAAGTTGAAACAGGGTTCAAGCATTCCGTTTGCGGATCCCGGCAGCCGCAGGAACAGGTTGGACGTGCCATTGCAGTCTTATGATGACCTGCGGCGAGCTCTTAGGGGGCGTCGTGAAGATTTGGCGCTGACGATTTTGGAAGTCGAAGAAATTGGGGGGATAGCAACAGATCACCTTGCCAAGTTTGAAAAAGACGCACACACAAAAATGCCGAACGCGCAAACCCTGATCGAGTGGGTTCAAGCTCTTGGCTATGAGCTCGTGTTGCGCCCAGCGGATTTAACACCTTTTGCTATGCGCGTTGTTTGCGATACGCGCGACAAGGTTGCATCCAGGTCAAAGCGGTTCACGGCCGAAGGCCGCCGTAGAAATGAAAGAGCGGGACAGGCCAAGTAAGGCCATCCCGCTCGGGTGATCTCGAAAAGTTGGGTTACGGTTGCGGCTTTTTGTAGGCTGACAAGGCTGACAAGGCGGCGGCCATATTGCCAAGAGTCGTTTCGGCGGCCTGTAGCCTCAAGGTGGTTTCAAGCCAAATAATCACAAGGGCAGGCGGCCGATTCCCTGCCCGGTGCCAATTATTCACTGCCTCTTTTGTGTATCCTATGTCGCGCCCTAATTGGGTTTTCCATCGGTCTGTGCTGTAAATCATCGCAGCAAGGGATCCAAGGGCCTTCTGCGCGTCTTCGTCGGTCATTTCCGCAATATTTTCTGGGGTATACATCGCAAACACCTTTCTGTAGGGGTTCTGAGCTCGTTCCTTTCGAGCAAAAGCCCCGCGCCTGTTTCGGCCCCTTATGGGGATGGCGCGGGGCACCTTGTCAACCAAACAAATCAAGCTGTCGATCTCCGGGGGCTTCGTTCTTCTCGCATCCGGGTATTACGGTTTGTTCGCCTTCGGGCGTCAACTCTGTGGCAAACGCGGATCTTGAACCCCTTTGACTCGCATTCCTAAGTGATGCGGCCAGCTTTGGTAAATCCTTCGTGTCAATGTGTGAATATTTGGCCGATGCGCCTTCAACGCTATCTTTGCAGAGATATTTCCAAAGGTTCTTAGCGAGTGGCCCTTGCGGGCTATCTGTTGCCATGCGCAGCAATGATAGGGCCACAGCGTCACCGTCATACATTTCAAAACATGTATCAAAATCTCGCGCCGTTTCTCGCCCAGATGATATGTAACGGGCGGCCAAGGTTACACGGCCTGAATAGTTGTTTAATGCTGTAACGCTCATTTGCTCAACTCCCCAAGGATAATAAAACGGCTTGTATCAGTCTCTACCGCTAAACATTGCGCTTCGGTGTGCCCGTGATTGATTGCCTTTTTGCGTATTTTCGCAAGGTTTTCAGGAACGATCCGCGCGCGGTTCGCGTATGACACGGCATAAGTATAGAGGTGAGTTTCCCAATGCCTTAAAAGTTTCATTCTCTTTTCCTTTCGATTGTCGCGGGGTTCCGGGCCCACGGGGAAGGGGCGAACGCGCCGCCCCTCTGCCGGTAGGTCAGGAAATCCGCCGAATACGAATAATTTTCGTGTTAACTCGGGCGTTCTGGAAAGTGTCAGAAGGCAGGTATTCCAGCGTTTCGGCCTCGTCGTGGTCGAAAGTCACCGGAACAAGAGCCACCAGCGTTGCAGGCTCTACATGCCCGCCTTGACCCATGAGTGACAGGGCCGCGTTTACATGCTTCCTTACGCCCTTAAATGGCGGGTTCATAATCACGCGGGGAAACTCGACTTTCCCTTGTGCCTCTTGCGCATATTCCAAAAAGCAGCGGTTTATTGTGGGGCCAATGGGGCGAAGTATAGCCGCTAGGGCGTGGTGTCGCTCTATCATGGTCAATTCGCAAACGCTGTGCCCAGACTCCAAGAGAGCTCGGGCAAGCTGCCCGGTTCCTGCGCTCGGTTCTAACGTCAAGTAATCACCTTGCGGCCCGAGATATTCAACCATTCGCCGGGCCACGTCATCGGGTGTGACGTGGCATTCCGTGGCCTTGTCCACGGTGACGGGCTGGGCTAGGTCTTGGTGCTCAAGGTGGCCTCTATCCCGGCGGCGTGTGACCGGAATAGAAAGTGGCTTGTTTGGGCGATTGTAGATGATCGGGCGGTTCATGCGTTCACCCTCCTTGCGTCAAGGTTTCCGGTAATCGCCATACAATCTTCTGCCAGGGCGCGACTATAGCCCAGGACCGAAAACGGATCTTCATTTGCGCCCCCACGGTAGCAGCGGGAAAGGGCGCGTGGCATATACATAAACTGCGACGGGACTGGCGCAAAGTAGTTTTCCGTCAGGTTGTTGCGCGCCTCTTCGAATCTATCAATCATTCTGCGGCCTCCTGAATTTCGGCCTTCGCTTCTTCCAAGGTGCGCAAGCCTTCTGGGGTTGGGTGGTCTTTTTGGTCGCTGATATGGATTGCAGCCCAGCCCCAAGTGTAGCGCGGGCCCGTTCCGTTGGGGTTGGGGCAGATACGAACACGAAACCCGCCGCATGTAGAAAGGCGCGTTCCCCGTTGGTCGGTGTGGTTCTTCGCA